GGTTTAAACGTTGATTTAAACAATTAAGAGTTAAACATATACGTTTAACCTATTTAAACAAACAATAAAAATATTTTTATTGTTTGTTTAACCCGATATTAGGGTTAAATAGTTGTTTGTTTAACCTATTTGGTTAATCCATCAATTAAATATAACAAATTATTGATTGTTTAACTCTTATTCATTTAAACAATTATATTAAGACATTTATTTATATATATTACTTATATATATGAATAACGGACTCGGTTATAAACTAGCAAATGTGCCAACTATTACTGGATTATCAAGCGTAACTGCTGACAGTATTACAAGTGATGTTACCAATACTGATACTCTAATTGTTGGCGGGGTTGATGTGTCAACTATTATAACACAAGTGCCAATTAATACAGCTGCTATTTCAGCTCTTCAACAAGTGACCACTGGTATAACCTATTCTAATGTTGGTGCAATTGATTTAACAACAATTGATAATAACGTAACGATAAATGGAACGTTAACAACAACCCCCGCATTAGCAACCCAAACGTATGTAAATACAGCAATAACAAATCTTATTGATTCTGCTCCTGCTACGCTCGATACGCTGAACGAATTAGCGGCTGCCTTGGGAGATGATCCCAATTTCGCAACTACCACCGCAACATTAATAGGAACTAAAGCATCCCTTACCGCAACACAAACAATATCGGGAGTTAATACACTATCAAATCCTTCAAATGTGTTATACGGTAATGGTGCCAATTTAACGGGGATTGTTTCATCTACAATTACAGTAGCAGACAGTAATCTGGGGACAACTTATTATCCCGTATTTGCAACTGCTGGTGCTGGCACCAAGTCTCTCTTCTTTGACAATATTACATCACCATTATCATATACGCCAATAACAGGAACATTACAAACAACTACATTTAAAGCGGGGACTGCGTCGTTCCAAAACGTTGGGGTTAATACGCAAATAATAAATTCATCGAATGGCGGGCCAATCCAATTATTTTGTAATACAGCTGGTGGAGTTCAGGTGGGTAATTTTTCATTATCTGCTACTCAACTCAATCTTACTGCTCCAATATCACAAACTACAATTCCTGCAGGAGGTATATCACTTTATATGGGTTCCACTGGTGGAACATCATTTAATTTTATGCCTCTTACAGCTGGCGCTGGATCATATAACCCAACCACAGCTGCTGGTGATTCTGTATTTTTCACGTCAGGACCATCTATATCTACCGGCAATATAAACATAACCACTTGGAGTTCTACCGCTGTAGGTGTAAGAATAACCCCAACTACTGTTACGATATCAGGTGATACTTCTTTTGCATCAATTCCGTCTTGTTCTGTAGCGCCTACAACTGCTAATCATCTTACGAATAAAACATATGTTGATACTAATTTATCAACTACTTTAACAAATTATGTTACAACAAATACAGTTCAAACCATAACAGCAAACAAGACATTTCAAAATTCCAATATTATTTTAAGTAATGGTGGGACAAATACAGCAACAATAAATCAACTAGTAGGCACTACCAATATAGGTGTTAACTCAGTTGATAACACTACGGCATCTATAACAGGGATAATACCCAATTTAAATATAAGTTGTATTGTTCGGCAAGACGCGGCAACCGCAATCCAAGCGGGCGGTGCTATTACTGGCACAAATATTGTTGTTCCATATTCCAACTTCTTCTTATTGAGTTCTACTATTACTGTTTCAAATATTACTGTTATATCGATTACCACTATATCAAGCGCCCAAATATTATCGGTTGGGTCAACGATGTCATCATTTATTGGAGTTCGATTTGCACTTGGCACCTATGTTACAGGTATTGTTGGTGGCGGTCAATATACTATTTTTCCATTCGCGTTGGGTGCATCATTTCCAGCTGCTTCTACAACAACTATTTATAATGCATTAAATCGTCCATATTTGGTTGGGGGTAATTTTTCTGGCACAATTAATTTTGATTTTAATAAATCTCTCAATTTACAAATCATGGATACATCGTCTGTTATGCAAAACGCGGTTGAAATAACACAGGACAAAATTAATATGAATATCCCATTACATTTAAAAAACACATTCTCATATTTTCAAGGACCTACTATTACGGCATCCATCACGTTGAACTGGCTTGCTGCACCGCTGTGTCAATTCTATTTGATTACATCGCTAGCGGCTACTACTATTACGCTTCCAACTCCTATCGCCAAATATGCTGGCACTTATGTCATATTTAAACGTCGAAGCCAAACCCAAGTTATTACATTCAGTCCCTTGGGGGGCGGTTCAATTATGATGCCATACAATACTGTTGTGATGGCTCCATCTTTTGGATTGACTGCCACACAATACGGGTGTCAAGTTATTACTGACGGGACATATTGGTTTCAAATGGCACTTAATTAAAAAATAAGAGCAATCAAAAGAATATAACAATATTTTATTATTAATGCTTTAATTATAATTTTAATTTGGAGGGTAAGTTCGTCTGTATTATTGGGGAAAATAATTCCAAAAAAAAACCCGCTATATTTTTAATACGTTGTTTATTTCTTCTTAACCAAGTTGTTTTAATTACTTTGTCAAATACGAGTTCTAGAACCATCTCAACTAATTCAGCATCATCATTAAAATATGGTTTGCAAATATCAATTACAACTTCTTTTTTCAATTCACCTTGTAATCGTTTATTAAAAAAATCTTCTACAATTTGTGACACAAATAGCACTAGAGAATGATTTAACTTTAATTCGGTTGTATCAAAAATATCAATTGATGATTTTAATTCATTTATTACATGTTCCTTCATCTTAAGTATTTTCATTTTTTTTCTTTTTTCTGTAAATCCTTTTATAGAAGTTAAATCATATTTGCTCTTGGGAATTTCTTTAATTTTATTATTTTCAATTGGTTCAGGTTCTTTAATAACTTCTTCAAACTTTTCAATAATATTTTGAGGAGGATCAATTGGAGGAACGCTTCTTTGTATATTATTCATTATACACTATTATTATATTTTATTTTTTATATTTAAAATATAATGAATATATATGGAATTCATTATTAAGAAGGCAAATTTTATTTTAAAAACAGCTGATATATTAAACTCGAATGTTGTTGCTGATTTTCCTTGTTCTAATTATAAAGGATCAATTAATTCAACCCGAACTAGTATTACTTGGAATGGTGTTTGTATTAAAAATATATTGGATAAATTATATGATGACTATGAATTATTTAATATTTCTTTAATAATGGTTGGCTATCCAATTGGACCAACTGGTTATGGTGTGACAATTGAAGACCGAACCATTCATTTTGGAATTACTGGGTTGGATTGGGTTTATACCAATTATAATGCAATCACAGGAAATACAAGTAGAGAGAGTTTATGTAATGCCATAACATTTGTAGAAGGACAAGCCAGTAATTTTGACAGTAATCATAATCCATCTTATACTTTCAGGAAATGTATTACAACTGATATTACTATTAATTTATATACAATTATGGGAACGTTACCAAATATGAATGTAGCAACAATATTCCCTCAACTTACTTTTGAATTTGTTATTACACCAATTCAATAAATCTATTTTTAAAAAAGGTTGAGCCAAATTTTTAATAATCAACCTTTAAAAAAGGTTGAGCCAAATTTTTAATAATATATTATATATATAATGCAATATATTACTCCAAAAGCAAGTTTTTCTCTCAAATGTAATGATATTTCTTTAAGTGATACATTCGTAAATTATCCCGTTACAAATAATGTTGGAACTATAAATGATACTAGAACAATTATGACTTGGTATTCTATTAATTTTGAAAATATTTTAGGTGACCTCTATAATGATTATGATTTATTTAATTTAAGAGTTAGATATATTTCATATACTGTAACTGCTGCCTACGGGGTAACTGCTGATGATCGTTGTATTTATTTTAAAATGGATGGCTTAAATTGGTATAATTCAAATTATGATGTTTCAAGAACTTGTAATACTGGTTCTGCAATTATTGCTGGATTAACATATGTTCCTACTACATCAGTCATAACAAGTATGGAAGATGTTTTTATTTCAACAATAAGGAAACAAAAACTAGCCAATATTTCAATTTCATTTTTAAATGCAAGTTCACTTCCACCTAATATGGCTGGTGGAACCCAATTTCCAAGAACTAGTTTTTATTTTGATTTAACACCAGTAATAATAAATCCATCTCCAACAATTGCATTAGCAAGCACTAAATGCTCTGTGTTTTCAACTTATTATCTTGGAAATACAAGCACAACTACAAATATTGATATGTATCAAGTATTGGGAGCTGAAAATTTTAAACTAGGAGCCAAATATAATTTAGTTTTTAAATACGCCCAAGCTGGAATTTGGGGTGGTTCGAGTGTTCTTGTAAAGGGTGGGGTCTTTAATGTTTCTTCTTCTGGTATGAGATTTCAAAATTACGAAACTGCAATTAATAAAGCAGCTGGAAATCCTATGCAAGCCTTAACTTATAATATATTTAATGGTTTAACAGGAAGCCCGGGAACAACAGCACAAGTTAAAAATCAAACTTCGGGAATTATGACATTTACATTAGAAGCCCAAATTTGTAGCTTGACACTTCTTTTCCAAAATTTGGTGAATAATACTGAATACTTAACTGCGTCTAGTAATACTCTTGTATTGTTTGATATTTGGAAATGTATCTAATCCATTATCAATTTTTTCAAACCAAACTTTTAACTCCATTTTTTTTTAAAAAATGGAATTAAGGAAGTTTAAATAAAATTATTATATTTAACCAATATATATGGAAGAGATTATTGATTTGGTTAAAAAGAATAGACCTCACCTTTCTGCTGGTTCAATCAAAACATATAAAAGCATACTTAAAAATATTTATGATAAATGTTTTGATGATAAAGAATATCATATGAAATATTTTGATAATGATAAATGTATTTTAAAACATTTGGAAGATATTCCTTATAATAAAAGAAAAACCATTTTAGCTGCTTTAAGCGTCTTAACAAATAATAAAAATTATAATAAGATTATGATGGAAGATATTAAAACTTATAAAGATAATGAAATGAAACAAGAAAAAACACCTCAGCAAGAAGAAGGAATGATTCCTCTTGATGAAATTAAAACTTTATTTGATTCATTAGAGCATAATGCAAAACAAACTTTAAAGAAACAAAATTTAACATTTAATGATATTGATATAATTATGAAATGGATTTTACTAGCATTAACAAGTGGGTTATTTCAAGCACCTAGAAGATCGATTGATTTTGGAAATATGAAGTGGCGAAATTATGATACTGAAAAAGATAATTACGTTGATGTCAAGAATTCGAAATTTGTATTTCAAAATTATAAAACTGCCAAGAGTTATGGTAAGCAGGAATGCGAAATTACAAAACCTCTTAAATTAATATTAAATAAATGGTTCAAGGTTATTCCTGAAAATTGTGATTATGTTTTATTTGATAATAAATTTCAAGCTCTTACATCCCCTCAAATGACTCATCGGCTTAATGATATATTTGGTAAAAAAATCAGCACTAGTATGCTCCGCCATATATTTTTAACAAATAAATTTAAAGATATTAATTTGGAAGAGTTACAAAAAACGGCAACTGAAATGGGAAATTCTCCTATGCAAGCTCTTTTATATGTAAAAAAAGATTGAGCCAAATTATCATCAATTAAATAAGAAATATTATGTATATATATAATATGTCTATTGTAGAAATTGATTCTAAATTCAAACCACTTAAGCCAGTTAAGGAAGCTATGGATGTTTGGCTTCCTGATGTAAATAAAAATATTCCAGCTAGGAATGGTTTTGTATATGCTATGGTTGGAACAGGCGGCTGTGGAAAAAGTAGCACCCTTTTAAATATGTTAAAATCAAAAGAATATTATCGTGGTAAATTTGAAAATGTTATTTTATTTTGCCCTCTTACTTCCTTCTTATCAGTTGAAAAACATCCTTTAGCCGATCATGAAAGAGTGCATCATGAATTAGACGTGGATTTATTAAATGATATTGAAGATGAATTACTTGATATTAAAGCAGAGTGTCTTGATTTAAATTGTGAGCTAGAACATACGTTGATTATTGTAGATGATATGGCAGGATTTTTAAAAGATAAACAAATTCAAAAGGCTCTCTCTAAACTGATTATGAAGACTAGACATTTATCTGCATCTTGGATATTTACTTTACAACAATTAAAATATATGCCTGCTACCATTAGAAGACAACTTACCAATATTTCTATTTGGAAACCAAAATCTGCGAATGAATGGAATAATGTTTGTGAAGAATTTTTTGGAATTGAAAAAGATAAACGTCAAAGCATTTATGATTATTGTTTTGAAAAACCTTATCAGCATTTAGATATTGATTTAACAAATGGGAAATTATATAAAAATTTCAACTCGTTAGAATTTAAAGATTAAATTTTATAATATTCTTATAATATATAATGCCAAAGAAGAATAGAAATAAGAGTGAGAAAAAGAAATCTAAAAAGGGATTATCAACTGAAGATATTTTAAAAATAATTAAAAAGTTGAAGCCAAAGAATCAGCAAATAGTTAAAGTAAATGTTGG